AGAATAAAACCCCACTGTTTTGTATTGGTCTATTAACCAAACTAGTTTCTGTGCTTCGTTTCTCAGTGAATCATCGTCGGTCTTATTCTCTGCAACATTGATGTGATGAATATACTTTAATAAGTTCTTTCCATATGTCTTAGGGTGATATGGATGCCAATGTTTACATTCGGCTAGAGTCGCTATCTTTGGTATTGATACCTTAGATTTATTTTCAAAGGCTTCTCGTAGGCGGTCTTCAGTTATATGCATTTATTCTATCCTCTACTAGTTTGATATCTTTAGGTGTGTCTACTGATAGACCATCATCTTCTACATGAACCATTAGAACTTTATATCCATGTTCTAAGAATCTCAACATTTCTATTCGTTCTGCAAACTCTAAAGTTTGCATAGGCAACTTAGAGAACTCTTGTAGACGTTCTTTAGTGAATGCATATAAACCAAGTTGTTGATGTACCCTTGCATCCTCACCTCGTGGGAAAGGTATACCAAGACGTGAGTAATACATTGCACAATGATGTGAATCAAACACAACCTTTACTACATCGTTGTCCATGACCTTGTAAGGTTCTTCGACTGTAACGTATGCATTTGCAACACCAAGATTAGGATTAAAATAATCACATAGTCTATCAATTGCTTCGGGGTCAATCAAAGGTTCGTCACCTTGGATGTTAACATAGATATCTGCATCTATTTGTTCGGATGCAATTGCACACCTATCTGTTCCAGTCTCACAATCATCGTCAACTCTTATTACAGGTATGTTGAATATCTCACAATGGTATTCAATTCTATTATCATCCGTAACCACGTAGACCTTGTCTAGTTTCTTCGAAGCCGATGCACGGTCATAGGTTCTCTTAATCATAGATTCACCACAGATTAATGCAAGGGGTTTACCCTCAAATCTAGATGAACCCCAACGGGCAGGTATTAAACCGACTCGATTGAATTTGCTCTGTTCCAACAACATTCTATATCTCCATATCCATATTCTGCGTAAATAAAATCAACACCAGCTCTGTCTGCACAATCCATATCTACTTGCATGTCACCCACATAGACTGCATCTTTTGGGTCTACATTACATTCTGCAAGTGTATATAGTAATTGGTCGGGAGATGGTTTCCCTCTAAACCGTTCATTCGGACAGCATATAATTTCAAATTCAACATCAAGTTCAAGCAGAATAGCATGAGCTCGGTGATGTGACTTCGAAGTTACCACGGCTAATTTTTTACCTTCAGCTTGTAAATGTTGAAGGTGTTTTTCTACACCCTTGTAGAATTTTATCATGTCTCCATTTTCTTCAGATGCTTTGTTGTACATTTTCATCAACTCATCTTGGTCAGTAAGTATACCCATCTCAGTTAAGATGTCTTTGAATGGTTTACCAATATGTTTGAAGTAATCTTCAAATGGCATACCAGTCTCTAAGGAGTTGAATGCTGTTTCCATGTTCTTTTTGGAATCAATTAAGACTCCATCTAAATCAAACACATATAATTTTTTCATTTCTTTACCTTTTTTGGGAGTAAATGGTCTTCAGTTAGTATACGGAATCCCAATTTTCTATCTTTGCAGAAACTTTCTGCAGCTTTAAACTTTGCTTCGTTGATAACATAGGTTGCAACCTCTTTGTAGTAACGTTGTGTCTTACGTTTTGGTTGTTTTGGGGGTTTAGTTTGTTTCTTAGGCTTGACTTCAATGATTTCACGGAGTATTTGACCCGATGCATTCTTATATTTTATGTAAAAGTCGGGAAAGTATCTATGTGGTCTCTTGTCTAGGGGTGAAATGTAGGGTATAATGATTTCTTCACTACCCCATTCTAAGATATTGGTGTTTTCATCACAGTAAACCATAAATCTACGCTCCCATAAAGACCTATAATAGATTTTAGTGGGGTCTCCTTTGTATTTTTTGTAGTTCTTTGGTTTGAACTTACCCGAATATGCCATAAATAACAGTAACCATAATTAACAAGAACTATTTATAGGGATTCTGAATGCCGAATATCAACAAAATACTAAACAAAGTAAACCAAGGGAAACAAGCAGTTAAATCTCTTAAAGGAATACAAGCAAAAATCAGTGGAACAGGTTATGACCTAAAAGACATGGTGACCCAAGGCATTGAAGGGTCTGCTCTTGGTGGTGTTGCAGATAAATTAGCACAACAAAAATTAGAAGCTGAAAATACACTAAACAATAGACGTGCAAGTCTAGAAAAGTCTCGTCAATCAGTGAAATCAAAAAAATATGCAAAGGCCTCCCCCGAAACAAAGGTGAGAGAGTTACAATATCCAATTGGGGATGGGGTAGAAAATTTTATTATTTTTGAAACATTACCAATTGTTTCAAGAGAATGAGAAAACAATAAAAACTTACTATCATCTGAAACCATAGAGATAGCATTATATGTTCCAAGTGAAGTTGGAGATGATGTTAAAGCAGAATACTCAGCAACTGGAGTTGGTAAAGGTATTAGAAGTGCATTAGAAATAAAAGATTCTTTCAATGGTAAGATGGATGGGTCAACATTACAGGCTGTTGGAACTGCATTAGAAAATGCAATACAAACAGGTTTAGATTCTCTTGCAACAATGATAGTTGGTGATTCAAGTAATTTCCTTGCTGGAAGAGCAGTGAATCCTATGGAAGAACAAATGTTTCAAGGAGTAGGATTCAGAGACTTTAGTTTTGATTACGAGTTTTATCCTAGAAATAAATATGAATCACAAGAAGTTCAAGATATCATATGGGCTTTTAAAACAGCAATGTTACCCGATACATATAGTAATGCAGAAGGGGACACTGCAGTAGAGAACTACTTCAACTATCCAAATATTTTTAAGGCATATTGGGAAGGCCCAATCGCAGAACAGTTTGATGACTTCTTACCTATGGTTTGTACAAGTGTATCTGCTAAACATTCAACTAAATTATTTGAAGATGGATACCCTGTGTCTTCAACAATGTCCTTATCATTTACAGAAATTAAAATACTCACTCAAGAAAATTATCAACAGATATCTAAATCTTCTAAAGCAGATAAGACTATCGGTAGTGGTAATAAATCCCTTGCAATGAGAAGGTCAGAAACAGTTGCAGCTACGAATGCAGCGTCTAGTGGAGATGGTGGTTAATAATGGCAAATGAATTTTTCAAGAACTTTCCTACAACCAATTATAAATTATCAAATGGTAAATGGATTACAATTAAAGACTTCTTTAGAAAGTCTACAATAGAACAAAATGCAGTTAACAGTATTGTTGATTATGAGTACTACGAATTAGAAGATGGTGAAAGACCCGATGTCGTTGCAACAAAGCTTTATGGTAATGGTGACTTGCATTGGACTCTGTTATTAGTTAACCAAATGCAATCATATTATGATTGGCATAAAGACACACAAACATTTGAAATATATTTGAAACAAAAATACCCAGGCCAATGGTTGACTTTCAATAATACCTCTGATATGATAGACCAAACTTCAAAGTTTCTATTGGGGGAAAAGATTGTGGCCAACGATGGTAACGAAGCACACATCATTAAAGTGCAACCTACATATAATAGAATTGGAGTAGAAGGTAAACTAGGTTTTGATGGTGGAGATACTATTACTGGTGATATCTCTAATAAGACTTCCACAATTCTAAATGCAGTTAATCAAATAGATGGTATTGCATATTATAAAGATAGTAACGGATTAAGAAAAAATCATTTTGAAAATGGATATACTTCAGTATCACTATGGCAAGATGAGTTTGATATAAACGATAAGAAAAGATTAATAAAAATTATTAGACCAACGTACATAAGAAAAGTAGTGCAAGAGTTTGATAGAATAATGAGTTCATAATGGCCCAAGGCAATTTTACTGCTGGTGGTTTTTCCATCGAAGCACTTACAATTATAAATCAACACGGTGAGACAGTCGTGGTTGATGCTGTATGTATTGGTATAACTTTATATGAATCAATCTTCAGTAAATTCTGTTCGGGCCAAGCATCATTTATCGATGGGGTAGGATTACTTAAAAATTATCGTTTTACTGGACAAGAGTTTATTCGTATATCTGTAAAACAAAAAGAAGGATTTGATGAAGAAGCTGCAAAAGAGTTTACTATTGATAAGACTTTCAGAATATACAAAGTAGAAAACACTCAAAGACCCAAAGAGTCTACTATGTCTTATGTAGTAAAATTTGTTGACCCTAGACAATTCTATGTTAATAAGAAAAGACTTAGTAGAGTTTTCAGAGGTTCTAAAGGTCAAATGTTACAGGATGCATTATTAGACGAAGCAAACTTCCAACCCGAAGAATTTGATTTATGGGAAGGTACTGAAACAACAAATCATCAATTCATTTGTCCCAATTGGTCAGTGAATAGATTTATGGATTACGTTGTCAACACTGCAAACTCAGAAGTAAGTGAAGGATGGAAAAACTCAATGTTTTTCTATCAGACTCTTAATGGTGGATTTAGATTTGGTTCAGTAGAAGGAATGATGCAAAGAGAATTCCCAATTGAGTTTACCTTTAAACCGACTCAGAGTAATTTGGAAACAGACCAAACTGATTTGAATGCTCCAGGCGGTCTCAATAGTGTTATACTCAATTACTATAAACCCCAAGAGTTTGATACACTTGCTGGATTGATTGGTGGTGCATATGGTTCATCTATGAAAATATATGACCCAGTTAGAAAACTAGAAGAAGACATTATTTACGATTATCAAGAATCAATGTCTAAAGGTCAGAAACATGTCTCAGGCTTTCCATTGATAATAACAGATGATGAAGAAGTTATGTTATCTGCTAACAATCAGATGGACGAAAGGGAAGCACCAAGTATAATTGAACTTGATGTAGACCTTGCAATGAACAAAGCATTTGAAACTAAAGTGGAATATGGATACACGTCAAACCACTCCTTTGATAATGCAGATGATATTTCAACCGATGAAATTTTTAGTGGAAGTAAAAACAAAGACAATGCAAGATTAGAAAGAAGTGCTTTACTAGAAATTTTAGAACAACATAAAATAATTGTAACGATACCATTAAGAACAGATATCTCAGTAGGGACAGTTATTAAATTAAACATTCCAAATGCAGAAACAATAGATGGTAACGTTAGTGACACGTTGAATGATGATAGATATCTAATAACCGACCTTAGTTGCAACATAGACATAGGTACTGCAACAGGGGTAATGCATTTAGAGTGTGCAAAAGAAAGTTACACAATGAAGGTTGTGGATGCGCCAGGTTTAGCAGATAGTGATAAATCACCGAAGGAGATATAATGGATTACTTTTATGGTATAGTTGAAGATAGACAAGACCCTTTAAAGATAGGTCGAGTACGTGTACGTATACATGGAATCCACACTGATAATAAACAATGGATTGCAACACCCGACTTACCTTGGTGTCAAGTAATTCTGCCTACAACTGCAGCTGGACTCTCGGGTATAGGAACTCAACATGGACTTATAGAAGGTTGTACAGTATTTGGATATTACAGAGATGGTGATTTAAAACAAGACCCTATCATTCTTGGAACGTCAGCAGGTATTCCACAAAAAGGTTATAAAGAAACTGTAACCGATGAACAGGTTAGTAGGTCAGTTGAAAGAGGTTTCAATGACCCAAGAAAATTAACCGTTGCAGATTATAATGATACACCCGATGGGCCTAATCCAAAACAAGATGTTAGACGAGGATTCGGAATAACAACTGCATTAGATACTGCACCAAAAACACCAAAAGAAATTACAGTCATGTATGATGCAACTGGTTCTAAGATTACAGAGACAGAACTTACTGAAAGTGATTTACCCTTCTATCCATTATACACCGACCAATCCGATTTGTCAACCTTTGCAAGAGGAACACTCAAAACTGGAACTTTATATGACCATAAATTATCAGACAATCTAGAGGGATTCCTAGACAGTGCAGAGGAACCAGTCTATCCATACAATAAAGTTACTCAAACAGAGTCGGGTCATTTAATAGAATTAGATGACACTCCAACTAAAGAAAGAATTAATTTACATCATAGGTCGGGAACGTTTCATGAGATACATCCCGATGGTTCAGAAGTTTCTAGAATAGTTAATGACCACTATCAAGTAGTATGTAAGGATGACAAGATTTACATAGCTGGTAATGCAGATGTAACCGTAGAGAAAGGTAACGTAACTATCAATGTCAATACAGGTAATGTAACAACAAACATATTGAAGGGTGATATGACCACAACAGTATCAGAAGGAAATGTTCTTACAACAGTATCAAAAGGTAATGTCAATCTAGATGTGACCGAAGGTAACGTAGATGCACAGATTGGTGGAACACTAAACGCAGACGTAGTGGGTAACACAACATTCACTTCACCAACTACAAAAATGACTACAAATCTAACAGTTGACGGTACGGTTCATATCACTGGAGCTCAGACTAATAAGAAATCTATAGTTGCAGATGGCGAGATACAAACTAAGAAAGGTAATAAACCTAAGCTTTCATCTCATACACATAAAACAACTGTGAGTGGTGGTTCTAGTTCGGGAACATATAGTTCCGTTAAACCAAGTTAGTAATAAGTAAGCGAGTATAAATAGATACATGGCAAAGACACTAATAAATAACGGAAAAACAGTTGCAACAAAAAATATCTATGCCGATATGGATATTACAATGAAACCACATCCTGTTACTGGTGACATTACAACCAAAACAGATACAGATGCAATTCGTAGAGCAGTAAGAAATATAGTTCTTACCAACAAATATGAAAGACCTTTCAAGCCAAACTTTGGTGGTTCTATTAGAAATATGTTGTTTGAATTGGACACAGATAGAAAGGTAAACAGAATGAAGTCTACTATGAAAAAAGTAATAGAGACTTTCGAACCAAGAGTCAAAAATGTTGTAGTATTGTTTGGCGAGGTTGAGAGAAACGAGATGGACGTAACCATCTTTTATAACATAACCGACGGTGTAAAAAACCAAGATTTAACATTCACCGTAACGAGGGCAAGATAAGATGGCAACAAATAGTTCACAAATAAACGTCACAGATTTAGACTTTGATTCAATTGCAGAAAATCTAAAAAATTATTTAAAGGGTCAAAACCAATTTAAAGATTATGATTTTGAAGGGTCAAATATGTCGGTCTTGATTGACCTTCTTGCATACTCATCACACATTGGTGCAATCAATACAAACATAGCAGCTTCGGAATTATTCCTAGACTCTGCACAAATGAGAAAGAATGTAGTATCTCGTGCAAAGGATTTAGGATTCATTCCAGCGTCTGAATCAGCTTCTGAAGCAACAATCGATGTTGCATGTTCTAATGTAATTAATGCAAATGGAACATCTCCTACAACTGCAGAAATGCAATTGTTAAGAGGAACAGTATTTCAGACAGTATATGATGGAACTAATTATAATTATGTAGTGACATCAACAGTAAGACCTAGTCAGAATGGAACTACTTACAATTACACGGACGTAAACCTTGTACAAGGAACTTATGCAACAGACATATACATCTTTGATTCTCAAATTGCAAATCCAAAATTCGTATTATCAAATCCAAGGGTTGACAAATCTAAGGTAAGTGTTACAGTTACATCAAATGGTATTACAGACACATATGCATTGTCAACAAACATTTCATCAATTAATACAACCTCTAAAGTATATTATACACAAGAGAATGAAGAAGGATATGTTGAATTGTATTTTGGTGATGGTGTTCTTGGTGCAGCTCTTAAAGACGGTGATTCAATTTCAGTAACCTATATTGTGGTAGATGAAAATCATGCAGATGGAGCTAATCAATTCTCAATGGTGGGAAGTATCAATGGATTCTCAGACATAAGAACTACAAGAGTTATTGCATCCACAGGTGGTGCAGAAAAAGAATCAATAGACTCAATCAAATTTAAAGCAACAAAGTTCTATACATCTCAGAACAGACTGGTAACACTGAATGACTACAAAGCAAAGGTCAGTGAGTATTACCCGAACGCAGATGCAGTTGCAGTATGGGGTGGTGAAGACAATGACCCGCCTGAATATGGAAAGGTGTTCATTGCGCTAAAACCTAAGAACTCAGACTATCTATCAGATACAGAAAAGGCTGCAGTACAAACAAAACTAAATGCATTAAATATGATGACAGTAAGACCTACCATTATAGATGCAGACATAGTTAAAATTTTAATAACATGTGTGTTCAAATACAATGAGAATGCAACACAATACTCTAACGGAGAATTGGTGACATTAGTAACAAGTTCAATCAATACATTCGATAATACTAACCTTGCAAACTTTGATGCAGTATTCAGACATTCAAATCTTGTTAAGGCAATCGATGAAACAGATAGTGCAATTCTATCTAACACATGTAATATCAGATTAAGAAAAAGAACTACTATAAAGACTGGACAAGAAACAGGTTATACAAGTTCTTTTGGTAATGCATTTTATAATCCAAACATTGGATATAATGCAGCGGGTGGTGGTATCACCCAAACAACAGGTTTCTATACTCAAGGGGATGCAACTAACCTTCATTATTTCGATGATGATGGTAACGGTATTCTAAGAAGGTACTACTTATCAAGTGGTGCCAGAGTTTATTTGGATAATACAGCTGGTTTAGTGGATTATACAAATGGGAAAATAACAATCAATGCCATCAATATTACTTCAACGAGTAATACTGATTCAACGATTGATTTCACAGTTATCCCAGCAGGTAATGATGTGGTCGCAAACTTAGGTAACTTAGTTGACATTGACCCTCTAGATGTTAAGGTAACAGGTGAAGTAGACACCATTGCAAGTGGTGAGTCGAGTGCTGGAGTTGGTTATTCATCAACATCAACCTCGTCATATTAATTATGCATAGAGTGGTCTAAGACTGTAGGTTCAGTGCTTAGAGTAGCATTCCTCGAAAGGGGTTTTAATTAAATTAGTCAATTTTAGGAGAAATAAAAATGGCAGATAAGAAAATAACAGCTTTAACAGCAGTTGCTGATTCAGAAATCGGTGCTGATGATTTATTGCACATTGTAGACAACCCAGGCGGAACTCCTGTAAACAAAAAGATGACCATTGGTCAGATGTTTGAAAACA